AGTATATTATGCTTTCGTATGTACGGCAAGACACATAAGGGCCGCTGTTATGTCAAAAAGGTCTAAAACGGAATAGTATCGGTGTATATAGGCTCTTTTTCTTCCCTTTCCATATCGTACCTCTGTTTTATTCTCGGCATATCCACTTCCACCTCCGGCGCCCCCTCCCCGTATTCCTTTCGTGTCACGCGGTCGAATTTCCCTTCCTGAGTGACCCAAATCTTTAGGGGTGAACGGGGCGGCTTGGCAAGAAACGCCTCTACGGTCCGGGGCCAATCGGCGTATGCCACCCCGGCAGCCGTCAAGAATTTCCCATAATAAAAGGCAAGGTTAGGAGTCCCGGCCTCGGGAAAGACCCATTCTTTGAACGTGAGGAATCCACAGGTATACTCGACCCTGACCGAATCTTTTTTACCTTGCTTCGTGTGCCGGGCGTATCGGCAGCCGGTAACGGTGTATTCCTGGGGGAGAATCTGGCTTTTCAGGACGGGGGCGGCGACAGGTCGAGGCGCAATCTTTGGTTCAGGAGCCGGGAATTCATGCCCGCATACCGGGCAAATTCGGAAGCCCGCAGCTATTATAGCGCCACAAACACACTCTTTTGCCGGCGCAACCCCTTCGCCTTTTCCCGGCGCTTCAGGGTCAACGGCATCGATTGGCCCATGCCTTACGACATTGGCCGAAAAATCCAACAGAAGACAATCAGTTTTACCCGTTGCCGTGCGCATTCCGCGTCCTACCATCTGGACGTAGAGGGACGGACTTCCCGTTGGCCGTAGCATGACAATCATGTCCAAATCCCGGCAATTAAACCCAGTTGTTAAAACGTCGATATTTATGAGGCATTTTATCTGTCCGCACTTGAATTCTTCAACTATTTTTTTCCGCTGGGCTTTCGAAGTTGTCCCAGTTACGACGTCCGCCGTGATACCCTCGTTTATGACGGCCTGATAGACCTGTTCCGCGTGAGCCAAGCCGGTCACGAATACGAGCCATTTCTTTCGGTCTTTCCCCCGTTCGATGAAATCGGCAACGGCCACCGCCGTCGTATCCCCGGCCATAGCCGCTTTTTCAAGCTCTCCGGATATAAATTCCCCGCCTCGCTTGTGAACGTCTGACGTGTCTATCTTGATCGCTCCTGCGCGAGCGAAAACGGGGGAAAGGTATCCTTGATCGATTAAATACTGTGGCTCGACGGAATAGATAATATCCTGAAACATCGCGTCTTCACCCTTGTGAAGCCAACCCGAATCCATGCGATACGGGGTAGCCGTGAAGCCCACAACGCGGAGGTGTGGGTACATCATGGAAAGTATCGACAGGGTTTTTATATAGCGCGTTTGATCGTTCCTGGGTATCAGATGGCATTCGTCAACCAGTACAATTTCGGGGGGCGGATGCAGGCGGTTCACGGCTTTTTCGATCGACTGGATCCCGGCGAAAAGAATCGGGGCGACAAGGTCTTTCCTTCCGAGTCCAGCAGAATATATCCCGGCCGGGGCTTCCGGCCATGTTTCCAATAATTCCTTGTGATCTTGCTCGATTAATTCCTGAACGTGCGTTAAACAAAGGATGCGGGTTCCCGGCCATTTTTCGCATATCTCTTTTATCAACATCGCCATTACAAAGGATTTCCCCCCGGCTGTGGGGATAACGACAATTCCGTGTTTTGATTTCGGTTTGTTCCAGTAGGTGTAGACGGAATCAACGGCCTCTCGCTGGTAATCTCTCGGTGTGTTCAAATCCGACCCCTTTATAAGATGGCCGCGTCACGCCCGACAATTCGGGAGGACGGGTCTCGAGTGCCGGAAGCGGCCATCATATAAAAGGGCTGATTCCGTCCGTTTGAGTTTAACTGGCCGTGACTCCGGTTAAACGTTTTTTGTGATATCTGCGATAAAAAGTGTACGCAGATATTTTGAAAGCGTCAGTTTTAATTCTTTCGCTCTCGCCTTAAGGAGCGCCAGTTCGTTTGGAGTAAACCCAGTTCGAACCATCTTGTTCATCTTTTCTTCTTCCGGCTTAACAGGACCCGGATGTCCCTTGTGTTGTCCCATGCTTATATTTTACGGTATAAAATGAAAAAAGGCAAGCCCGGCTTGCCTTTTTGTTACAAATAATAATCTGTGGTTACTCTGTACCCCACACGAGGTGGGCCTTGTTGTCTGGATGATCTAGGTTGTATGATTCCATCACAAGGTTCATGGTTCCGCCTTTCCATCCTGTCCAGTTCCATTCAAACTCTGCGGTATAAATTAGGCCGTCAACAATTGTCCCATCGTCCAATACAAGGGCGCACTGCCAATGTCCCAAGACGGGATCAAACGAGGTAACTGGGGGCGGCGGGGGCGGCGGAGCGACAGTGTGGTAATCCCACGGTTTTTCGGGGAATTCCCTATTGTGAGATTCAACGGTAATTTTTATAGCATTGAGCATCACGTCATAGTTCCCTTCGGGCGGCTCGTATCCGATGACGGCTTCGTCATCAAAAAACATGTAATTCCAGCCGGGCTTGTTGCATTTATCGACTGTAGTTTTATCTTTTTTTATTCCTCGCGCCATAGATCGGCCTCCTGTTACAGGGTAATTTATCCACTCATATGATACGGCAGAAAATGCGGAGGTGCGAGGGTCAGTCAAAGGGTCAAACGCGGGCGCTGGGGTTTCCTCGGGCGCTTCCTCTTCAACGATGGGCGTCACAACTTCGGGGCTTTCCTTCTCTTTCTCTATAATTTTGGTGATCTCGTTCGGCTGTGAGCAGGAAAACATTAAAACTGCGATAAAAAGTAAAAATATTTGTTTCATAGTATCTCCTTATGAATTAAATATACACCCAAAAAGAAAATAAATCAAGTCTTTTTAGTCGATTTTTTCTCAATCGGTGCCTCGCTGTCGACTGTTATCGTCTCCCATTTATTCTCGGGGAATTCCATATTATGTGATTCGACGGTTAATCCCGCCGCGTATTCCAATAAATCCTGTGGAATATCGACGGTTACTTCGTTTTTAACCAGTTCTTTTCCTTTGGCGTCTTTGATTATTATAAAAATCATGCTACGTATGACCCCCCATGTTGGTAAATATGTACAGAAACGGCGGGTGAGTGGGTTTCTTTGGCGATGCGTGGAGTGCTGTTTGTACCGTCATTGGAAGGAAGAGATATCCCCGATACATTTACAGTATTTGTCTGATTTGTATTTACGGTAGGCCAATTTATCGCGCCACCTGGATTTGCGCTGTATACACTAAAACTATGCGCATGTCCTTGAGTAAAACCCCTCCGCCTCAAACTACCAGAAACAAAGTATCCATTCGCGTCATTAACGCCCATTAACGAAAGACCCTTTGCCGAAAACACGCGGGCTGTCGTTGTACTTCCTGGTACCCGGTGCGCGTAAAATTCCGCCGAAGAGGTAACGGACCCCGAAGCATTCCCTGCGACAAAGGCAAAGGAAATTTGCCGTGTGCTCGGGTTGACGTTAGTCAGAGCATATGTTCCGGCGGTTATATTCCCGATCGTCGGGATGGTGGTCGATCGCCAGTTTGTATAAGATCCGTGCTGAACCTGATCTTCCAAAAGATCCGAAAGTGCCGCGATGTGATCCGCGTCGTTGGTAAATGTAAGAGTCGCGACGTTCGCGGCAATTACCCAGTTTGTTACGCCTAACGCGGCAAGTTCGCCCGTCAGTCCGTCCTTAAATATGGTTTTTAATCCATAAAGATATGGCTGGAGGCGCGGCCAATTGGCGACCGCAATATCTTTGTAAATATCAAAGTCAGTCAGGCATAATTCTGGAAAATAAGTGACAGGCGTTGCTTTTGCAAAAGCCGCGGGGACTTTTCTTTCCGGCCGGGTAAAAATCTCACCAACGCCCTTCCCATACTCAATCGCGTTTTTTATTGAGGGTGAATCCACGGCGTCACTGATCAGAGCCCAATATGTCGGATCTGTCAGTGGGGGCTTTGCCGCTGCCGACGTGCTGTTCTGCAGCGCCCGGTATATTCCTCCCGCTCCGTCAGAAACAAAAGAAACAAGGGCGTAATAGTCCGCATCCTCGCTCCATTCCGGGATGCCGTTCTGCAAAATATAGGCAATCTGTGACGAAAACAAAAGGTAAAGGCCGTTTAAATCCTGGATGCGCGGAGGCTCGTTCGCGTTGTTAGTCGCGGCAAAAAGACCCGCATCATATGGTGAAAGCGACTGAATGAGCGTCAGATCTTTTGTCGTTGCCGGACTACCTAAAGAATCCGACCCGAACTTTCCGAATTCTCCCGTTGCGCCTGTGCTCCCAAAAATCTTTTGATGAACCCGTGCTAATAATGACATATTATCTCTCCTATATT